GTACTGGAATACTTTGAGATGACCACGCCGCGCGGGGTGGAGTTGGCGGTCAACCAGGACGGCAAGCCTGTCCTGGCGGCCGCCGGGGAGCAGCCGGCATGAGCACAAGAACCCTTCATCCCTGGCTGGGCGACACCGCCGGGCGCGTGCTCGATTTCATCATCGGCTACAAGGCAGCCCACGATGGCAACAGCCCGAGCGTGCGGGAAATAGGGGAGGGCTGCGGGATCTCATCCACCAGCGTGGTGCGGTACCACCTGAACACCCTTGTACTGGAACAGTTGATCCACATCCCAACCAGCGATAGCGGGGTGCGCCTGGCGGCGCGCATCGAGATCCCGGGCGGTAAGTGGACGCATAAGGAGGAGCGATGACATGGAGCGAAGCGATCCTGGTAACCCTATTGGCAATGCTGGCGTTGTATCTGGACTGGCGGGTGAACCTGTCCGGCCGGCGGCGCCGGTGAACGAACCGGACCCTGAGCGTGTGGGGCGGTTCCTGGCCGATGTGCTGGCTTGGCTGGAGAGCCGGGAGGCGGATCGGGTATCGAACGAAGGAGGCAGTCATGAAGAAGAACGCTGAATTTTTGCGCAAGGCTGGACGTGTGGTGGATTACATCCTGTTCGCGGCGATCGTGATCCTCATCCTGGTGGTCGCCGTGACCCTGGTGCAGGACGCCCTCGGGCAAAGCCCGCTGGCGGCCAACCAGGCAGTGGGCCCGATCCGCGCCTCGAGCGGGGTGTGGGTCTTCCCGGCGGCCAACCAGGCAGTCGGGCCGGTGGGGGTCAGCCTGCACCTGCGGGCGGTCAACCAGGATGCCGGCCTGCTGATCGGCGCGCCTGTGCCGGCGTCCAACCAGTCCACCGGTCGGATCGGAAAGTAGGCGGCGATGAGCATCCAATACCGACTGATTAGTGATGGTGACCCCGACCAATTTAACGACCGGGTTACCAGCCAACTGACAGATGGCTGGGAGTTGTACGGCACCCCAAGCGTTGCCTGCACCAGCGCACTTCCGGGCTGCCTGGATGTCGTGTTTTGCCAGGCGCTGGTGAAGTACGACCCGCCGCGGGCTGAGATCCATGGAATCCTGCAGACCGGGGGCGAGTTCCCGTTCTCTCTTCCAGGAGCGGTCGAGACCGCCAAAGGGACACCGCTTCCGGCCTCCAGGCCCTGGCCAGGGCTGGGCGAGGTGCGCTGTACGTGCCAGTTCCAGGCGGGGGACGCTCCAGACTGCCCGGTCCATTCACAAGCCAACCTTTCTGCAGATCTTCCTGCCCTCAAAGGATAACAGAGCCATGACCACGAATCCAGCAATGGCGATCGATTGGCAGGCAATTGGCCTGGTTTTGGCTCTCGTCCTGCTCTTTGCGATCGGCATGGCGGTGCTCACCCGCTACCTGACCCGCAACGGTCCGGAGGGCCAGACCTTCGGCCTGGTGGCGTTGGGAGTGGGAGGCGTGCTGGGCATCGCCGGGCTGGTGGTGGGCTATGCAGTGGTGGGCGTGCTCGTGGTGTGCTTCCTGGTGGCGGCTGTGCCGATGGCGCTCGAATACTACCAGCGGGTGATCGCGGCCGAGAGGCTGGCGCGCAAGATCGAGCAGGGCATGATCAGCAAGGGCTTCGTCGTGAAGGCGAGCGATTTCAACAACCTGATCACCGATGGCGAAAGAATACTCAGGCCAGGACAGGACAATGGGCACCCCGGCGCAGGTGGGTAAGTACGAATACCATGCCCAGGTGGCGCGGCTGCGCCAGGCGGGCGGCAGCCTGCGCATGGCCTTGCGGCGCATCCTGCAGGAGAGCACCAGCCCGGCGGTGCGTGCCCTGGTTGCCCAGGCAGCGCTGGACCTTTCGGACATGGAAGACGGCGTGAACCGCCTGGATGAGATCGGCCGGAACACGGCCAGGATGGAGGCAAGTGATGGCAGAGTTTGATGAGCTAAGTCGAAGGATCACCGCAGTTAACAACGCGCGTGAATTGATCAAGGAACTGATATTCAGCCTGGTATTTGATATCCCCTTAGGCGTGCCCTTCCGGTCAAAAATGTCACTTGTCGAACTGCAGGATGTACCCTCCGTAATGCGGGATATCGTCCAGATGTTCCAGAACATGAACCCGCACCTGGAGCAGGATGCCCGGGAGGAGATGAAGGCCGCCCTGGTGGACCTGCTCTCGAAAGGCGGCGGCTCATGATCGGCGCGCTGGCGAATCCGCGCTCGAGCCTGCCGCTGCTACTAATGGCTGCCCTGGTCGTCTGGGTGACGGTCGCCCTGCTGAGCCTGGCGCCGGTCCCGCTGAACGCCGGGAACACAGCCCCGGCGGGTGCGGAGATGCTGGCGCTGGAAAACCCTGATTACGACGCAGGGTTCGACCAGGTCATTACGATCGCCGTCGGGGAAGAGACGCAGATCCTGGTGCGCACGGCCCACGGCTCGCGGCATGGGGACGTGCGCAATTGCTTCCAGGGGCCGAACGACCTGCAGTATTTCATCGAAGCCGGATCCGGGCGCGTGCACGTGCTGTGCAAAGTGACCGAGACCGACTTTTTTGATCTGATCGTCAAGGACCGCCGGAGCACGTCCGGCTACATCGAGGAAGTGACCGTTTTCAAGGTCAACCAGTACCCCACCTTCACCGACTTCGTCAACTACCTGCTCGGGCGGGCCAGGTTCCCCTGCACGCAGATCCTGGATGACTTCATGAACGCGGTGATCCGTTTCGTATTCCTGCCCTGAAAGGAGCGCCGGATGAGCACAGAGAAATATGAGCGGATGATCAGGAGCATGCCCGAAGGGCTGGAGGCGGTCGTGCTGGCGGTGCTGGCCGAAGCCCAGGGGCGTGCGAAGGCGCTCGGGCGGGACGTGGTGCTCTCCCTGGTGCAGGGCGAAGGCCTGGACGTGAACGAGCGCCAGGTGCGGCGGGCGATCCACGGCCTGCGGCGGAAAGGGGAATTGATCTGTTCCGCTCCCGGGAACGATGGCGGGTATTACATGGCCGGTTCTCTGACCGAGTTCGACGAATTCTGCCAGCGTGAACTGCATCCCAAGGCGATCGACATGCTCGAGACCGAGAGCGCCATGAAAGCCGCGGCGATCCGCCGGTTCGGGGATGCGGTCCAACCGGCGCTGCTGGGTTGAGGAGGCAGGCATGAACTTTCCGAATGCGAAGGTCAAGTCGGTCAAAGCCGACATCGCGGCGGGCGAGATCAGGATCTCGTTCAGCCTGCCGCTCAACGAAGACAACCTGGAAGCAGCCTCCCGGCTGGCGTTGTTCGTGGAAAAAGATGCCGGGAAAGTGGAGGTCAGCGTGGTGCCCAACCAGCCGTTCATCCCCGGGTTGATTGCTGAAAAGGCGCTCCCGGAAGCGGTCGAAGGGGGGTCGAATGCCAACGAATAAGGCTCCAACGGCCTGCGAAAGGTGCCAAAAGAGGGTCAATGTCCTGGTGCCCATGCTGTGCACTGGGGTGCGCGGCTACCGCGTGTACCGCGTATGCAAGGATTGCAAGGCGGCAATCGAGAAGGAACGAACCGGGCAGGCGGTCAAGCCGCACGGCGGCCTGGCTTCGTGAAGTGCACCACCGTGGCGCGGTGCGGAAAAAGGCGCGTTCGGTACTGCTCCAAGTGCGGCGCGCCAATTTGCCGGCACCATAACCATAACGGACTATGTACGATGTGCAGGCCGGCGAAGGAAAAGGAAATATGCCATCTAAAGTAGAATTGTATCTTGGCGATTGCCTGGAATACATGAAGTCCATGCCGGATAAAAGCATAGATATGATTTTTACCGATCCACCCTATGGGCATAATAATAATAATGGCGATCTTATTTCAAGACGGGAGGCCGCTCTTGGAAAAGGCGAATATACTCCCGAAAAAAACAGACCAATCGCTAACGATGGCGAAGAAGCTAACGAACTATTCAAGAATGTTTTACCGGAACTAAATAGAATTTTATTTCCGGGTGGTTGTTGTTGTTGTTGTGGTGATGGTGGTGGACCGGACCCGCAGTTTGCCCGTTGGTCTTTATGGATGAATGAAGTTTTTGACTTCAAACAAATGGTGGTATGGGATAAGGGGCCTATGGGGATGGGTTGGCATTATCGCCGTTCTTATGAAACCATATTAGTAGCGCAAAAAAGAGGGGCATCTTGCAAATGGTATGACACGTCAAAAAAAATTGAGAATATTATTCGCCCAGGAAAAGGAATTCACAAAATTATTCCAATTGCTGATGAACATCCCACACAAAAGCCTGTTTCTTTGGCTGCGCATTTTATCAAACTACACAGTCTTCCTGGCGACACCATCTTTGACCCCTTCATGGGATCAGGCACTACCGGAGTAGCCTGCGTCCAGCTCGGACGGAACTTCATCGGCTGCGAGCTGGAGCCTAAGTATTTTGAGATCGCGAAGAAACGTATCGAGCAAGCCCAATTACAAGAACCGCTGTTTGTGTAAAGGAAAATAGACAATGAAGAAACCTACCGTATGGGGTCAAGGCAAGTACGACAAAACCGTTGAGCAGTACGTTAGATCCTGCGAGACTCCCCCGTCTGTCCGCGAGATCATGGCGGCGCTGAGAGATACGAACGGCGGATAGTCGGTGACCCCGTTGAGGCGGACGACTCGCTATAAAAACGGTAAGCCCGGCCGCCACGGAAATTATTCTGATCTGAAAGGAGAAAATGAAGTATGCCAACCATCACCATACCTGCCAATAATGCCAACATGGAGGGGCTGATCCTGCTGGCGTCTGGCCTGCAGAAGATCACCGGCGGGGGCGAGATCAAGGTTAGTCAGGTGATCCAGATCGAGACCGAGAACATGCCCGCCCTGTGGGCGCTCGAGGACCTGCTGAAAAAGGATTACATGCAGGCGCTGCCGGTTGAACCGGCATACGAGGTCAAGGCCTGCGCCATTCCCGCCCTTATCGGCCATCACTATACAGCCCGGACCGTGGAGAACTACATCTACCTTGGCAAATTCCCGCCCGGGACCAAGATCTACCATCCTGCCCGCGGCCACCTGGTGGTGACCGCCGACCGCAAACTTGTGCCTGAAGGAGAACAGCAAGCATGAACGAAGCCCCTGAAATGAAAGCCGCCGAAGAAACATTCGCATTGACCGAATCGCTTGCAGCGAAGGTGTTAGCAGAATGGCATCGGCGATTCGACGAAGATCAGGCAGCGCATCCAGAGAAGTACCCCGTGGTATACGAAGGCCCTAAAGCCTATGGGTTGACTTACGCCCCGTATTTTATATCCATTCTGAAAGAGATCTTGGGAGAAAAGCAATCATGAACGAAGCCCCCGAAATGATCGAGATCGACCTGATCGTCCCCAACCCGTTCCAGGTACGCCAGGCGGAGGATCCCGCCGTGGTGGCGGAACTGGCCGAGAACATCCAACGCAATAAACTGCTGCAGCCCCCCACCGTGCGTGAATTTCAAGACCTGGGCATTGCCCTGTTGGGTGGTGCGGTCCCCAAGGCGATCCAGGAGGAAGGCCTTGGCTACCAGTTGGCCTTCGGCCACACGCGCCTGGCAGCCTACCGCCTGCTGGCAAAGAGTGACCACAAGTACAAACTGATGCCCTGCTTCATCCGTCCCCTGGATGACCTGCAGATGTTCGAGATCGCCGTGGCCGAGAACATCAAGCGCCGGGACCTGAACCCGATCGAGCGCGCCAAGGCCATGCAGACCTACATGGACAAGTTCCACAAGACCTCGGCCGAGACCGGGGAATTCTTCAACGTCGACGAAAGCACCGTGCGCGGCACCATCCGCCTGCTGGGGCTGCCGGAGACGGCCCAGGTGCAACTGGCCGCCGGCGAGATCAACATCGGGGCAGCCAGGAGTCTGCTGACCCTGCAGCGCATCGCCCCCGGAAAGGTCGAAGACGCCACCAAGGCCATCCAGCAGGGGAAGGCTCCGGCGGAGGTGCTGGTCGCCAAGTTGGCCAATTCTCCGAACGTGGAGTACCTGCAGAGCAAATACAACCACCGGGATCCGCCGACCGCCGGGGATCATCTCTGGAAACTCGACTTCGACGAATTCCCCGCCATGCCCAAACTGACCCAGGAGGCCGCCCAGGAAGCCGGGGCGGTTGGGACGGAAGGCGGCAAGCGCAAGAAGGAACTCAAGGGCTGGATCGACAACCTGGAGAGCGGGCTGGTCGCCGCCCAGGCGCTGATCGACCAGGGCGCTCCGGTTGAGACGATCGAGAAACTGGCGCACCTGACGCACCCACCGGCTTGCACGCGCTGTCAATATTACGTGCGCGGCGGCGACAACCACTTGTGCTGCTGGAATGCCTGCCTTGAGCGCAAGAGACAGGCCTGGTCGATGATCAAGGCGGTGGAACTCAGCAAGAAGTTGAATATCCCGATCTACGACCCGGCCGCGGACGGCGAAGAGATGTTGAAATACATGGAGTCTTACCAACATCCAGAGACCTCCGATAAAGCCTGGGAGGAACGTATCCCCGGCCTGCGCCTGATGCCTGGCAAGCCAAAGGGATGGGGTAGGTACGAGTACACCAACTCCCCGCTGGTCTACCTGGTGGACGTCACGCCCGAGAACATCCAGGCGGCGAAGGATAAGGAAAAGCACCAACAGGAAGAGCGCGAGCAGTCAAGCGCTCGCTACGACGAAGCCCAGGCGAAGCGGGAACTCGCGGAGAAGAACAGGCATTTTAGCCAGCAGTATCTCAGCGACGTTTCCTTACCTGCCTTTTGCCATCTTTTTGATCCTTTGCCCGACCAATTCATTCTTACCCTTCTAAAAGTTGTCTCGGATCCCGATGATATCGAATGCGAACGCAACAAGGATGGACAGCCGGTTGACCCCAAGGAGTTTTTCCGCCTGGTACGCATGGAACTCGCGGATTGGTTCCTGTCCTACGTTGTCGAGTGGGAACTAAGGTCCAAAGGTCCCCTGGCTGTGGCGGAGCATCTGCAGGGCGTGGCAAAGGAATGGGAAGTGACCCTGCCAGAGGACTGGCTGGAGAAGGCCAAGGCCTTTTCTGAAGCGTCTGCCGCAGCGCCTGTCGTCGAGAGCGGGGAAGAAGACGAGGACGAGGAAGACGATATGGGCGAGGATGAGGTCCCTGGTGATATGGACGAAGAAGGCGAGGACGAATGACCGTGATCGCCTCGATCAACCCCGCCAGCCCGCGTGCAGAGCGCTGGCAGCAGGTCTTCAATCGCCTGGACAATGTGCCGATCAAAAGTGCGAACGCAACGGTCGTCTCTGTGGATGGCATCGGGGACACCAAGGTTTACTTTTTGGATCTTGCCGCGCTCACATCGGATGAGATCACACGCCTGGCAAAAGACATCGCCGGCCACTTCTGGATCCCGATCGAGGAAGTCAGGGCAGACATCCGCGAGAAAGGCGTGCCGATCCTGGCTGAGGATGTGGCGATCGCCGTGATCATCGGCGCGCCTGAGTGATCATGACCGAAGCCTCCCGCCGGCAGTGGATTGAATATCACCAGGCTGCCCTGGTGGCGATGGGCACCGATTGGCTGGTGCTGGACGATACCACGCGCTACGGGCTTAGGCGCAAGCACATCGTCCGCCACGGTGGCCTGCCGGATCTCTCATGGGTGGAAGTGGTGCGCAAGGACCATCCTGGTGCCCGGGCCTGGCGGTTCCTGGATGCCCATGACATCGGGCACCTCTACATCGTTTGGAAGGAGCAGGCATGAAAAATGGCACAACTCCCCGGCAATGCCTGGGGAAATGGCTGAAGGAACACACCCGGTCCGACCAGGTGCACTGCATTTTGCGCTTCGACAACGAATTCCTGGTCAGTTATTGCGGCAAGGTATTCCCCCTGGCGGAGGCAGCCGAGCCGGTGATGGGCGTCCGCCACTGCGTGGTCTGCACCGGCCAGCGGAACCGTCAGCAACAGGATCGGAGAAAGGAGCCCCAAAATGAGACCCGGAAACATGAGTGATCTGCACCTGCAGGGCAGGCTGAAGGGATACCTCGGTGGGGTGGAATACTACCGCCCGTTCGTTCGCACCGGCCTTCACAGCCGCCCGTTGAGGCGGACATTCCGCACGGCTGATGGGGCGATGCGCTACGGTCAGAAGGTGGTGGAGAACTACAAGCGCTGGTCTCCTGCGCAGCCCGAAATCAGCCAAAAACCAGGTTGTCCACCCCCTAAAAAAGTGCCCTGTTACGCCTTGTAACGGGGCAAGGAGCGACGCTGTGAAGAAAAATGCCCTAATCCGTACAGTAGACCAGCTGGCACAGGAATTGCGGGAAAATCACGCCCAGACGGCCTCCTGGAGAAAGACCGCCGTGGCCTGTAAAGTGCTGACTTCGGACGGCCGTCCTGACCCAGGACTAGCCCAGCGCATAGCCACCAAGGGATATGAGCCGCGCCTGGTGGAGACCAGGACAAGGCTTGGCCTGCCGCCGATCTGCATCCAGTGCGGACAGCGGGTCAAGCGGGTTCGCCACGTCCCCGCCTGGCTGCCTCTCGCGGCGTCAGGGCTGCAGGATCTCGAACGCCAGGCGAAACCGGTGCTGGAAGCCGATCGGGTCTATTCGCGGGCCGGAAAACGGGTGCAGATCAAGGTCTGTGAAACATATCAAAATCCTGCCGACCCACCCAAAAAACACGATTTAATTATGCGCGCAGAAAATCCATTTTGAGAGTAATTTCCAGTCCCCTCTATTAAATTAATGTATGTGTGTGTGTGTGTGAGTGTGTGTGTGTGAGTCTCCGTGAAACATATAGCCAAAAGGACCATCAATGCCAACAAAACCGAGCCATAAAACCCTTTCGAAAAACCTCGAATCTGCAGCCAGGTTCAGGGAACGTGATGCAACGATCGGTGACGAAATTCAGGAGCCGGAAGTCGAACCGGAAACCGGGAAAACGCGCAAGCCGAAACCCAAGCCAGCGCCGCCAGCCAAAAAGGCAGCCAGGACGAAGGTCCCTGCATCCCGCCATGAGAAACCGACCCAGGGGCTGAAGCAGTCCGACGTCGTGGCATTCAACCAGAGCGCCGAGCGGGCGGCGGTCGCCTACCTGAGCGGCTACATCCGCCAGAAGGGTGCGCCGACGTTCAACACGGCCTGCTCGCTGATCGCCCTGGAACTCGACATCTCCACGGAGACCGCCAAGCGTTACATCCGCAAGCACGGGGTGGATCACCCCAAGGCGCCGTTCCTGCTCGAGGACGGCTACGTCAGGCTGAGGAGGTCATGATGGGCAACAAAACCGGGATCACCTGGCTGGGAAGTCATTCAATTTCTAGAAGCAAAATATGGTGAACGGTTGAACACAGTTACCAAAACAGGTGAAGTATGAGTGATCTGCTGAATGGTCAGCGCTGGCATGACTGGCCGGGAGAGAAAACCGCATGAAAACCAAACACAAGCCGGTACACGGCGAGGAAGTGCTCTGCCCCAATGGGAACTGCAAGCATACGATCGGGCGGCTGCACGCGCTCGAGCCCGGGATCTACATGCTGCAGGCCGGTGATCTGCTGATCAAGGACGGCCAGTCGATGTTCTGCGTGCATTGCGGCCAGGTGATCCACTGGAACACCAACGATCAGCGCCTCGAGCAGATGCTCAAGCAGGCGACAGGAGAGACCGATGTCCCCGGATGACCGCCGCGGCGGGTGCTGTGTGCTGTACATGCTGGCGTGGATCTGCGTGTGCATTGCGATCTCGGCCGGTCTCTGGTTCCTGGTTACCAAGGTTTTCGGTGCCTGATGCCCACACGTGCCCCCCATCCGTGCGTTGAGCCGGGCTGCCCCACGCTAGTCACGAAGGGCAGCCGCTGTGCACGCCATGCCCGCGAGCATCAGCAGCGCCTGGATGCGGTACGTCCGTCTCCCAGCCAGCGCGGCTACGACAGCAATTGGCGGCGAATTCGAATTGCGTTTCTGCGGAAACACCCCTGGTGTTCCGATCCGTATGACATTCACCTGGATGCGGTGCGCGCCACCCAGGTGGACCATATCAAACCGATCAAGGAAGGCGGAACGAATGACCAAAACAACCTGCAGGGGCTGTGCCAGAAGTGTCACAGCCGGAAAACCGCGCTCGAAGATGGCCGCTGGGGGTAGGGGGGGAGGAATCTCTGGGACTTTTCAACGCGTACCGGTCGGCTACCTGAACACACGCGCCCGCGTAAATAACCCAAGGGGTGCGAACCGCGTAAAACACGGTGGGGGGGTGCACCGCGAAAAAGGACAAGGGGGGGTGGAATGACCCAGGGACGGAGGCCCAAGCCCACGGCGATCAAAGAGCTGGAGGGCAACCCGGGCAAGCGCGCACTGAACAAGAGCGAACCCAAGCCGCCCAAGCTCTCGCATGCGCCGGCGTGCCCGGACCACTTGCATGGTGCTGCGCGCGAGCACTGGAAAAAGATCACGGCCCAGCTGCTCATGCTGGGTGTGCTCACCACGATCGATCTGGATGCCCTGGCGCGCTACTGCCAGATCTACCAGCGCTGGCTGGAGGCCGAGGAGAAAATCGAGAAAACTGGCGGACCGGTGATCACAACCAGGAATGGCAACCTGGTGCAGAACCCACACCTGGCAGTTGCCAATAAAGCCAACGAGCAGTTGAATTCCCTGGCTGCCGAGTTTGGCCTGACACCGGCCAGCCGATCCAAGGTGCATGCGGATCCGCCCGACGAGAAGGCCAAGAAGAACCTGGAGGCTGAGCTGTTCGGACCAGGGGTAAAGGTCAAGAAAACCTGATGCCAGCCAAACTCCCACCTGCTGAACGATACGCACGTGATGTTCTCGCTGGCCGGATCGTCGCCTGCCGTTGGGTGCGTAAAGCCTGCCAGCGCCATGTCGATGACTTGAAGCACGGCGCCGATCGTGGCCTCGTTTTTGACCGCAAGGCAGCCCAGCGCGCGTTGGATTTCTTTAGCATCCTGTGCCACTCCAAGGGCGAATGGGCCGGCCAGCCGCTTGCGCTGGAACCCTGGCAACAGTTCATCACCTGGGTGATCTTCGGCTGGAAGCGTGCCCCACATGCTCGCTGGATCGTCGAACGCAACGGCCAGCGCGAGGATACTGCCGGCACGCGGCGATTCCGAACGGCTTACATCGAGGTTGCTAGGAAGTCTGGAAAATCGACGTGGGCAGCGGGAATCATGCTGTATCTGTCCTTTGCCGACGAAGTTCCAGGAGGGGAGCCAGGTGCGGAGTGCTACACCGCTGCGCCTTTAGTTTTAGATACCCCCATCCCGACACCAACAGGATGGACGACAATGGGGGATGTAAAAAAGGGTGATCTTGTCTTTGATGAAAAGGGACATATTGTATGCGTTGATTACGTTTCTCCAGTGCTATTCGGCCGCCCATGTTTTCAAATGGTATTCAATGACAAAACCAACATTGTATGCGATGGCGAACATCGATGGCCTGTGATCAGTGTCACTGGTCAGAAACGCAAAGGGCGGCCAAAATCAGAATGGGATGGGCCAAGAGCGCAAAGGCGTGGGACAGTTATCTTAACGACCAAGGAAATCGCCAACACCATCAAATGTTCTGGAAATCGTACGAATCATGCAATTGAAATCGGCGGTCCCTTAGAGATCCCGGATATAGATCTCCCTGTTCCGCCTTATACACTAGGTGCATGGTTGGGTGACGGGCGTGCGAATCGAGGCGCGCTTATCATTCATCCAAAAGATGCGGAAATAACAAAACGAATAAACGCCGATGGTTTTTCAATTCTCGTTCAGGGCGATCGTAAATTACTGCGTTTCACGCCAGCTGGTCTCCGAACTTTACTACGAAAAGCGCATCTTCTTGATAATAAGCATATTCCAGCTGAATACTTGCGTGGGTCAATTAATCAAAGGTTAGCTTTATTGCAGGGATTGATGGATACTGATGGCACCTGTACAAAAACAGGAGAATGCAGATTTACCAACAGAAATAAATTAATTGCGGATGGTGTATGGGAACTGGTAGTCAGCCTTGGATTATTACCAAATCTTCGCAGTATCATCGTCGCTGGAAAACCGCATTATATAGTGAGCTTCAAGGCGCCGCGCTCCATGCGTGTCTTTGAGCTATCCCGCAAATTCGAACGACAACGTGATAAGCATGATCCACGGGCACGACGATGCTACATCGTTGACGTGAGGCCAGTAAAATCCTTACCTGTTCGCTGCATTGGCGTTGATGCTCCATCGCATTTATATTTGGTTGGCCGAGCAATGATTCGCACCCATAATACCAAACGCGATCAAGCGCGCATCGTGCATGGGGAAGCGGTCCGCATGGTGCGCAAGTCGGCAGTATTGCGCAGGAATGGGGTGGTGACATACAAGGATAATATCCACCAGGTTGATCACGCTCAGCGCTTCGAACCCCTGGGGGCCGACAGTGACACGATGGACGGCCTAAACATCCATGCTGCCGTCCTGGACGAACTTCACGCTCACAAGACCCGCGCCGTGTGGGATGTGCTCGAGACGGCCACCGGCAGCCGGCGGCAGCCGTTGATCCTGGCGATCACCACTGCGGGCACGAACCGCCAGGGTGTGTGCTACGAAAAACACGAGTACACCCGCCGCGTCCTGGAGCGGATCGTTGAGGATGACACCTGGTTCGGGATCATCTACACCCTCGACGAACAGGATGACTGGCGCGATGAGGCAGTCTGGATCAAGGCCAACCCCAACCTGGGCGTGAGTAAAAAGTGGTCCGACATGCGCGTCAAGGCGGAACGCGCCAAGAGCATGCCCAGTGCCCTCAACGCCTTCAAGCAAAAGGAGCTCAACTGCTGGGTGCAGGGCGAGATCAAGTGGATGCCGATGGATGCCTGGGGAAAATGCGCCGGTCCGCACCAGGCGCTGGATCTGCCCGAAGTATTGGCGGGGCATACCTGTTACTCAGGTCTTGACCTGTCATCAAAGGGGGATCTCACCGCACTTATACACGTGTTCCCTCCGCTGGTGGATGACGACCCGTGGTATGTGGTCTGCCGGTTCTGGTGCCCGGAAGACAACCTGGTAGCGCGCGTCGAGAACGATGCGGTGGCTTATGATATCTGGCGGGATGAGGGTTACCTGACAGCCACGCCGGGAAATGTGATCGACTATGACTGGATCCTGGACGAGCTCGAGCAGGATCTGGAGCAGTTCCAGATCCTCGGGATCCCATACGATCGCTGGAACGCGGAATACCTGCGGCAAATGCTGTTGAAACGCGGCCTGACGATAGACATCTTCGAATTCGGCCAGGGATACCAGTCCATGAGTCCGGCCATGAAGGAGCTTGAGCGCCTGGTGCTCGGTGGCAAATTGGCGCATGGAAACAATCCGGTGCTGACCTGGATGGCTGACAATCTGATCGCCAGATCTGACCCGGCTGGCAACATCAAGCCGGACAAGGAGCGTTCGAAAGAGAAGATCGACGGCATCGTGGCCCTGATCATGGGCCTGGGCTGGGCGCTGCGCAACCAGGGCGAGACCGGCCGGTCGGTGTACGAAGATCGCGGCGTGGTAAAGGTGTAAAAATGCTGATCATCGATCCTAACTATTACCCCGAGATCCCGCTTGAACTGTTTCAGTGTCCGATCTGTGGAGCGCAGATCTATATCCAGGAAATCGATGAATGGGAGACGGAAACCGGAAAAATAACCGACTGCGGCCTGGATATTTCGTGCACCACAGAGCCGGAATTCGATGATGACCAGTGGCATGATTGGTTCTCGGGTCACTTTAGCATGCCCTACGTGGATTGGCTGCCGCTGGAGGTAAAAGTGCTCGCCTGGTTGAATCGGCATTATCGCATGCCAACCACTTGACAAACATAGAATTTTTGTGCTATATTGAGCGCACAACCCCCCGCCTGCACGTGTTAGGTTGGGGCAGATAGGGAAAGACGGAGTTTACCGCCCGCCAGCTCACGAGTCGCAAGGCCCGTACTGGCGGGCGCATTTGTTTTAACCGGAGCAGCATGCCCAAAAAGCCAGCAGAAAAGAAAATCGTTTCCATGGAAACGCCCGATGTGATGTTCTGGGTCGGGCTGGCCTTTATCCTGATCGGGTTGGGCCTGGCAATCGGCTGGGGCTGGGGCCTGGCCGTGGTGGGTGCCATACTCGCCGGAACCGGCTTCTACTACTCGACGCCTGCAGGAGAGCATTGATGCTGCGACGACTGGCAGAGCAGCGATCGCACGGATCAACCACCTGGCACGTGAGCCAGACGCCTCCCGGGAAGGTGATCACCGGCTATGGCGGGGATACTTATGCCGGCAAGGATGTCACGCTCTCCACGGCCATGAGCATCACGGCGGTGTACGCCTGCATCCGTGGGATCTCGGAAACGCTCTCGACCCTGCCGAAGATCCTGTACCAGCGGATCCCCGGGGGAGGGAAGCGCAGGGCTTACGAGCATTCACTTTACCCGATCCTGCATGATGCCCTCAATCCTGAACACACTGCACAATGGGGTTGGGAGATAGGTGGCGCCTGGGTGTTGGCCTGGGGCAATGCATATTATCAGATCATCCGGACGAAGGGCGGTGAGGTGGCTGAACTTTGGCCGCTGAGCTCAGACCGCATGTGGATCGAGCGCAAGGGGAATCAAAAGCTATACCACTACCGCCAACAGAATGGGAAGACCAGGGATTTTCCGGCCGACGAGATCATGCATGTGCCCGGGCTCGGATTTGACGGGCTGATGGGGCTGTCACCGCTCCAGCTGGCACGCAATGCCCTGGCAACGACTCTTGCGGCCGAGGAATTCGGGGGAAAGTTTTTCTCGAATGGTGCCCGCCCGGGTATTGTCCTCGAGCATCCCAAGACCTTGAGCAAGTTGGCAGAGCAGAACCTCCGCACATCCTTCCTCGAAGAACACCAGGGATCCGAGAACTCCCACGGTGTGTTTGTTGCCGAGGAGGGCATGAAAGTTCAAGTGGTTGGCGTTCCGCCTGAAGACGCGCAGTTACTGGAATTGCTTTCCTTCCAGATCGCAGAGGTCGCCAGGATCTACGGCTATCCCCTGGCGCTGCTCCAGGAGCATGACAAGGCCGCCACCTATGCATCGGTCGAGCAATTCATGCTTAGTTACGTCACGCACACCATCCGTCCCTGGGCAGTGCGGTTCGACCAGGCGATCAATCACAGCCTGCTATCGCCGGACGAACGGGGCGTCTACTTCTGCGAGACCCTGATGGATTCTCTCCTTCGGGGAGACATTGAGACCAGATACGCCGCGTATGCGATCGGCAGGCAGTGGGGCTGGTTATCGGCCGATGACATCCTGGCGATGGAGAATCGCAACCCGCTGCCTGGCAGGCAGGGCCAGGTGTACCTGACCCCGCTCAACATGGTCCCGGCAGACATGAAGCGGAACTTCGAACCCACGGTGGCGGAAGCTGCCGGCCGGATTGTCCGCCGCGAGATCCATGACCTGCGTGAGGGGCTGAAAAAGCATAAGACGGCGGAGGCCCTGGCAGCCTGGCTGGATGGCTTCTACCAGGAGCACACAGAGTTTATCCGCAAGGCCCTGGATCCGGTGCTGGAAACCTATTCCCGCCTCACCAACAGCCAGGCTGCCCAGGGGAGCACGGAACTGGCACAGAGCTGGTGCGAGGAAAATCGAAAGGTGTTGGTTCAGCTGTCGGACCAGGAGAGTATCGCCGGTTTGCTGGACAGCTGGGAGAAGGAACTGCCCGGCTTGCTGATCCGCATGATCCAGGAATACGCAGAAAAGGAAGGTAACAATGCCGCCTGAAATCGACAATCCTGAATTCGAATGCCGCAGCCTGGCAGTGGAACTGAGCGCTGCGAAGCGTGAGAGTGATGATCGCCCCACGATCGTGGGCCTTGCTGCCGTGTACAACCAGGAAGCAAAGATCTCCTGGTTCCGCGAGGTCATCCGGCCCGGCGCCTTCGATCGTGTGCTGGCCGAGAATCCGGACACCGTTGCGGCATGGAACCATAACTGGGACATCATCCTTGGGCGCACCACATCCAACACACTGCACCTGGAAGATACGCCTGCCGGATTGCGCTACATCGTGGACATCAACCCTGATGATCCCGAGGCGATGAGCAAGTACGCCAAGGTGGCGCGCGGCGATATCCACCAATCCAGTTTTTATTTTACCGTGCTCAGGGATGACTGGACGTATCCAGAGGATGAGACCCAGCTTCCGCTGCGCGCCATCACCGAGATCGGCATCCTGTACGAGGTTTCGCCGGTCACGTTCCCCGCCTATGTCAAAACGAGCGCAGCCGTGCGCTCGAAACAGGACGAATGGAACCAGATCCTCTCCAACCGAAGCCAGGCGGCCAAGGCTGGAGGTGGCAATGAGCAGCAGCCGCAGGAGCGGCTATCCCTGCTGCGCAAATGCCTGGACCTGGCAGACCGTTCGTAATTCAACATTCAACCCTTAGGAGAAAAACCATGAAATCCACCTTACTTCGCCAGAAGCGTGCCGGCCTGATCAAGCAGGCGCGCGGCCTCGTCGATGCAGCCGATGCAGCCAACCGGGGCATGACCCAGGAGGAAGACAACCAGTACAACGCCATCATGGCGGATGTCGAGAAGCTGCAGGGTGAGATCTCCCGCGCCGAGAACCTCGAATCGCTGGAGGCTGACCTGGGCACCTTGATCGAAGATCCCGAGCGCCCGGATGGGCGTCAAGCCACACTGGACGCTGAGAAGCGCATGGCGGCTGTCCGTTCCTTCCTCGCCAGCGGTATGGTGCCTGCAGAGCTGCGTGCCCTGCAAGCCGATGCCGACGCATCCGGTGGGTACACCGTGATGCCGGAAGAGTTTGTTGACCGCCTGATCACGGCGATCGACGACGAGGTGTTCGTCCGGCAGTATTCCGATGTGCAGCAAGTCACCCGCTCGGACAGCCTCGGCCAACCCTACCTGGCGGCAGATCCGGCAGATCCCACCTGGACCAGCGAAATCCTGATCGGTTCCGAAGACAGCTCCATGACCTTCGGGAAACGCACCCTGACCCCTCACCCGCTGGCGCAGTACATCAAGGTCAGCCGCAAGCTGCTCCGCCTGACGCCCTCCGCTGAGGACCTGGTCGTCAACCGCCTCGCCTACAAATTCGGCGTGGTTGAGGAGAACAACTTCCTCAACGGCACCGGCGTCAACAGCCCGCTGGGTGTCTTCACCGCCAGCGACGATGGCATCTCCACCGATCGCGATGTTTCGACCGGCAACACCACCACCTCGATCCAGACCGACGGGCTGAAGGAAGCCAAGTACAACCTGAAGGGGCAGTACTGGCGCAATGCGCGCTGGATCTTCCACCGCTCAGCGGTCAAGCAGATCGCCAAGTTGCAGGACGACGAGGGCCGTTACATCTGGGCAGATAGCCTGGTGAACGGCGAACCGGACCGTCTGCTCGGCTTCCCGGTGCACATGAGCGAATATGCTCCTAGCACCTTCACCACCGGCCTCTACGTGGGCATCCTGGGCGACTTCAAGTACTACCACATCGTTGATTCCCTGTTCTTCGAGGTTCAGCGGTTGGATGAACTGTATGCCGCCACCAACCAGGTCGGTTTCATCGGCCGGCTGGAGTGCGATGCAATGCCCGTACTCGAAGCCGCATTCGCCCGCGTCAAGCTCGCCTGATAGGAGGATCCCATGAATGAGCTAACCAAAAACAATATCATCGCTGAAGTACTGGCGCCGGTCGCGGCAGCCAGCAGCACGGACAGCAACAGTGACAGACTGGATATGGCCGGTTGGGATGGAGTGGTCTTCATCGTTCCGATCACCGATTCGGTCGCCACGGGTGTTGCCACGCTGAACGCGCAGGAAAACACTGCCGACAGCGACACTGGCATGACCACGGTCGCCACAGCCACCGCGACCTCCGCGTCCAGCGACGACCTCAACAACACCCTGCTGATCGTGGATGTGTACAAGCCGCTCAAGCGGTACATCCAGGGCAATGTCGTGAGCGCCACCGCGAACATCGCCTACGGGAACATGATCGCCATCAAGTACAAGGGCAAGAGTGCCCCGATCACCGACGATGCGAGCGTCTCCGACGTTCAGACCTCGGTTGGTGTCTAACCTTCCCACTAACAAGCAACATACCCCCTGGTCTCGCCCCTTCTGGGAGAGACCAGGGATGGTAGAAGGAGTTTTCGATGACCACTCGAACAAACCGTATCCCTTGCGCAGCGGCTGATGTACATGCTCCTGCCGCAAACACAGCCGCAGTAGTCACGTACGCTGCCGTTGCCGGTGAAAAGCACGTCGTGACCGGGATTGCCTGGTCATACATAGGCGGTACCCCAGATGGTAACCTGACGATCGAGGATGTTTCAGGCACCACGGTGTTCACTCTGGACATTGACAAAAGCGGCGCCGGTTCTGTCGAGTTTCCAATACCAAAGAAATCGGCTGCTGCCAATAAAGCCATGATCATCACCCTGGCGGCTGGTGGTGATGGTGTTACCGGAAAGGTTTCGGTAATAAACCACTGGACGGAAGCATAACATGGGTGGCCTAAAGTTACCCAGTAGAAGTCGGGGCGTTTCTTGCTGATGAAGAATTAGCCGTTGGAGATAATAAATGACCCCTCCTTATCCGTTGATGATGGATGTCTCACTGTACGATGCCCGCCGGCCGGATGGGAAGAACTGGATCTACGACCGACCCACCGACTGGGACCACGCCAGGCAGATCGGCATTGAGGTGGCAGCCATCAAGATCTCTGAAGGCGGGCTTGTATACCGTGAGAGAAAGTGGGTGGATGGCGCTTTCGAAGATCCAGCGTTCCGCCTCCAGTGGCGGGCGGCTGCCGGCCGGCCGCGCGTAGCCTATCACTTCTTCCGCAGCAACCGCAACGCCATTCTACAGGCCCAGGATGTGCTGGAGATCTGGGAAGCCGTTGAGCGCACGCCGGACGATCGCCTGTGCCTGGATTTCGAGACGCAGGATGGAATGAGCGGCCAGTTCTGCCTGAAGACATTTGACTCGTGGATGTATGAGGTTGGCAAGGTCACCGGGAAGTATCCCATGCTCTACACCTACCCCTCATTCTGGCTTCAGATCGGCGGGGCGGCAGCTGCCTGGGCGAAAAAATATCCCCTGATCCTCTCCCAGTGGCCGCTCGATAACTGGCTCGCCAACATGAAACTGCCGCCCTATGTTTTCACAGGCGAGCGTCTGGCTGAACTGCTAGCAAAGATCCAGGACGGACGCCTGGTGCCGCTGGATGGCAAGCCGTACAACCGCATGCTGTCTCCCTGGGGGGCCGAGATCGCAGCCTGGCAGTTCACAGCCCGGGTCAACGCTGCGGATATACCGGGTCATCCGGCGATCAAGAAGGTCGTGGACCTGAACGTGATCTACAGCCCCTGGTGGTCAGGGACTGCAACCCCTGAACCGCCGGCGCGTTGTCCGGCCTGTGGCCAGTTGTTACCAACCAAGGAGATTGAATCATGAAGATCATCATGAATACCACCGCTGCCGGCCCGATGGGCACATACATGCTCGGGCAGCAGCTCGAAGTGGGCACGGAGATCTCGCCTGCGCAGGCGAAGGCCTTTGTCGCCGGCGGGTATGCCCGCGAGGTCAAAGCGGCATCGCCGGTGAAGCCTGCTGCGGTTGAAACGGCCAGCCTCGAGCCGGTTGCCGAGGCGGCGGTCAGCCCGGCAGCGGAGCGTCCATCCCGGACAGGGCGGACGCCTGCCCGACGCACGTCCAGGAAATAAAGAGTACAGGGCGGGCGGTCTTCATGGATAAAAGTGATCACACGCTTAGGCGATATCACTGCCGCCCGCCCTTGTATGCCTAACAACCAGGAGCAACGATGGATCGAGCCTATTGCACGGTAGCCGAACTGGTCGCAGACCTGTTTAAGACGGTTGGATGCGATGAAACCGCCATGCTGGAGCACATCCGCAGCGCGAGCCAGTTCATCGACCAACGGCTGGGCATGTTCATCCCGGTCACCGAGACCCGGTACTTCTGCGGTCACGGCCGTACGCGCCTGAACCTCCCGCCCATGCTCGGCGTGATCAGCATCGTCAACGACGACGTCACCCTGAGCACGTCGGACTACCTGCTCTATGCCGGGGACCAGCCCGGGCGGATGTGGGAAAACGGTCCATACACGGCGCTCGTCGTGGATCCTGACGCCACGAATCTGGGCTCCTGGAGTGACACGGAAGACGGAGTCGCCATCACCGCCCGCTGGGGGCTGTATGAGCGCAGCGTGAGCACCGGCGCTACTGTGCAGAATAATCCCCTGGCTGCTGTCGACACCGCCCTGGTGGTGGCCGACGGCTCGAAGCTCTCTCCAGGCATGGTCCTATTGCTCGAGACGGAACAGGCCCTGGTGACCGCCACGGGAGCGTTGACCGCCGCGGTGACCACTGTCACCGAGTCGGTCGCCCTGACCGACGATGAGTTGACCCTGGCGAATGAAACCCTGGTGAAAGCCGGGGAAGTCATTCGCATCGATTTCGAGAAATGCCTCATCCTGGACACGAATTCCACGACCCATAAAGCCGCAGTGATCCGCGGCTACAACGGCACCAAGCAGGCCGTCCATGCCGACAATGCCGCCGTGGACGTGTATCGCACCTACACGATCTCCAGGGCGGCCAACGGGACCACCGCGGCTGCCCATGCCCAGGGCACGGCGATCTCCCGTTACGTCCCGCCCGAGGATATCAAGATCCTCGCCAAGCAGGTCAGCGCGCTGATCAAGAAACTGGCCGACAGCGGCTATGCCGGGCGCACCGGGAATGCCGAACTGGGCCAGGTGTTCTACAACGACATCGTTTCGAAGTTCAACCTCGAACTGATCGAGCAGAACTACGAGGTGGGTGTATGAGCTTCGGCGTCAGTATGCAGTCCCCGGATCTGGAACGCCAGATCGAAATGCTGAAGCTCTACCCGGAGATCGCTGAAGCGCACTTCCGTCCCGCGGTGGAGGCTTCCGTGGCCCTGCTGGCCGGCAGGATCCGCACGCAGGTCCCCGTCTTGACGGGCCGGGCGCAGCAGACGATGGTCTCGAAGGTGACCGGCAAGGGTGTGAACATCACCGGCAAGGTCGGCTGGATCGGCAAGAATGCCCCGTGGTACATCAACGTGGTCGAGTACGGGGCCCGGGCGCACGCCTTGCAGAAGGGCTCGGACAACCGTTCGAAGATGGGGCGGGGGAAAGTAACCCGCCGGGCAGAGAGAGGCCAGCTGGCAGCCGTGCCAGTGCTGATCTCCGGAGTGGGCTGGCGGACGATCACCAATCATCCAGGCTTCCAGGGGCGCGGTTTTATGAAAGCCGGCTTCGAAGCCTCCAAGCCTGAGATCGACAACCTCCTGGCGGGCGCCAATGAAGCGATCGCCAGGGAACTGGCGGTGCCATGATCGAGACCTGGATCGATGCCCTGGCGAAGATCTGGATGTTCGACGACGGGCAGGGGAAACTCGTCAAGAGTTACCGCCTGTTCGACAAGTCGGACAGGATCCCGGAGAGTATTACAGAATTCCCCTGTGCCATCTCCTATCCCACCGGCTTGCAGCCGCAGTACGGTGCTTCGATCCCGACGATCCTGATCTGGGATGGTGCCACCGAATTCCACCTGGCAGGCGATGTGCAGCTGAACAACATCCCTTATGCGCTGCCGTTCTTCCGCAAGATCCTGAGCGCGGCAGCCGGCAATATCAAGCTGGCCGGGACCGTCTCCGAGTTCAGCATCCCGTTCGAACCCGGGGCGCTGTCGCTGGTCGAGTTCGAATACGGAGCGGGACCGAGCCACCGCGGCATTCTGGTGCACTGGCGGGTCAAGGAAGATGTCAGCGGTCAGATAACCATCAGTGCGTAGGAAGGAGCAACATGGCAAAGAAACAGATCGAGCACGAGATCGAGCTTGCCCGCACATATCGTTTCTGCGGAAACGGGATGGGCGTTCCAGGGCTGCCGCACGAAGTGACAGCCGCGCAGGCCGAAGAACTTGGCCTGCTTGATACCCTGAAGGCTGCCATTGCGAACGGCAACTATGCAGCAGCCGACGAGCCGGTGGCCGAGACCACCGAAGAAAAGGAGTAACCAATGGGTGAACGAACTTTCAAGAAGGTCCAGTTCGGAAAAGAACTGAAAACCGCCAAGGGCACCGAGGTGAATGCCACCAGCATCTTCCTGGGGGATGCCGGTGTACCGAGCGACCGCCAGTACGTTGCGCCGAACTATAACCTGGCGCTGCGCGCCCGGGCGGCGGAGTTCCACCTCTACGAGCAGAAGGTGGATTCCTTCGCCTTGACGGTCGAGAATGGGTATTTCCAGATCCTGCCCATGCTGTTCTCGATGCTCCTAAAGGGTGACATCACCGCCACCGAACACACGGAGGACCAAGATGATTATGACTGGGCATTCACACCCAGCCTGACGGCCACCAACAGCCAGGACAGTTTCACGTTCGAGGTCGGGGATGACGTCGAGCAATATTTGCTCACCTATGTGATGGCAAAGCGTCTGACCATCGAGGGGGCAATGGGGCAGAACGCCGCCATCAAGTTGGGCGCAGACTGCTTCGCCAAGAGCATTGCGGCCACCGATTTCACCTCCGGCCTGACGATCCCCACCATCGAGCCGATGGTCGCCAATATGACCCAGTTGTTCATCGACACGAGCTGGGCCGACAGGGGTGTGCATGACCGGCCCGGGCTGCTGCGGGATTTCAGCCTGGAAATGATCTCCGGCTTGCACCCTCGTTTCCACGGAAACGGGCTCACGATGGACAGCCACGGCGAGACCTACATCGATGTGATGTTGCGCATGACCCTCGAGGGCAATTCGACCGCTGACGGGTACTACGATGGCTACCTGGCGCGCACTCCGTATGCGATCGAGCTCAAGATCCCCGGCTCCGCAATCGGCACCGGCCAGACCCACTTCCTGACGGTGGATCTCTGGGGCCGCTTCGAAGAGATGGTGCCGATGGGTTCGGAGGCGGATGGCGACAACCTGCACACCGCCCTATTCCACGGATTTTACGACCCGACCGGCGCAGCGATGCTCGCTGTGAACGTCTGCACCGACAAGAGCACGGTCTAGCCATGCGATTCAACCTGCCGAAGACCGTGCATTTCCTTCCGTTCCAGGATTATGACCCGGAGCAGAAGGAACTGGCCGGGGTCGGGATCTGGGTCTGGGTCGATCCTCCGCGCGCAGAATTGCGCGAGTACGACCGCATCAACGCCGAATTCGGAGAGCTGCTGCGGGCGGAATCCGGGAAACCGGCCAAAAAGGCGACCATCCTGGACCTGCTGAAAAGCCGCCGGCTGTTGGGAAAAAAAGCTTCGGCTGAGGCCTACAGGCGGGCGATCCATGAATGGTACGCCGGGCTGTGGTCGCAGGGACCCGCAGACACGCATTGGACCCGGGCGGAGCTGGCTACGATCGACGAGCAGAATCCCGCCTTCTTGGAATGGATGTACCGCCGCACCTGGCGCTTGATCGATGAACATCGGAGAGACATAAAAAAAGGATCGAGGCCGCCGGAGCAGACGCCGCCCGCACAGGACGATCGGGCGACGACACCCTGACGGCCTACTTCGCAGCCCAGCACATCAACCAGGCGGCCGGAGGCCCGGTGATCGCCCCCTGGGAAGTGGAGGCCCTGCCGGACGAATGGATCCTGGCAGCCAGGGAGATCACCACCGGTCAGAAGAAGCGGGCCGAGCACCGGGCGGCTGAACACAAGGTGGACCAGATGATGGCTGCCTGGCGGTCCAGCCACCCGATTTATAAGAGCAGGAACTAGGAGAGTCATGGCATATAGCACGCTCCAGATCATCATCCAGATGGTGAAAAAAGGCGGCGCAGACAAGGAGACGGTCAGCGCCCTGAATGATGTTAAGCGCGCCCTGACCGCCGGTACAGCTGCGGTTGGTGCGATGGTCGGGGCGTACTATACCCTGGATAAGATCGTGGACGCCACGGTGGGGAAATTTGCCGAGTATGCAAACGGCGTCCGCCTGAATTCTGCTGCATTAAGTCTCAATGCCGAGGAAACCAGCCGGCTGACGCAAGTGTTGGATGATTTCGGATTAAATATTGACAGCCTAAAGAAAGCGCTCTTTATGGCCCGCAAGAACGGGATCGACATCACCGTGGAGGGCCTGGCTGCCCTGGCAGACCAGTACAACGCCCTGGCTGATCCACAGGAAAAAGCCATTTTCTTGCAAGAAAACTTTGGCAAGGGCGGGGCGGATCTTGCTGTGGTTCTTGATGCCGGCCGTGGCACGATCATGGAATATAACGATGCGATCGCTGATGGACTTGTGCTTACGGAAAAAGCGGTAGCGATGAGCGAAGAGTATCGTCTGGCACTGGATGAGATGGATGATACGTGGCAAGGGCTCACGATCTCGATGGGGCAAGATGGAGCACCTATATTAACTAGTGTCTTGGGTTATTTCAGCAGGCTGCAAGAAAGTATAAACGAACAGCTGCCGATGTGGTTGCGATTAATACCAGTAATTGGCCAGGTAGCAGGAGCATTTGTCGCCATTCGAAATGCCAAGGAGGAAACAGATGAAAACGAACAGCTGCCGAGGTGGTTGCGAGGAATACAAGTAATTGGCCAGGTAACGGATAGCGTGGATAGTGCCACACAATCCTATATTGCTTGGGCTCAGGCAATTGAATATACAACAACTGCAATCGCCGATAGCACCACAAGCATGGAAGAAGTTTTTGGGCTCACGCAGCAGCTTTCGGCCGAGAATATGAAATACAGTGAGTCAATGGCTGAGCTAAATGACGACCTGGTTTATATGTCAGGTCGTATTGAGTACTTGAATGGGCTTGACACCCTGACGCCGGAGCAGGCGGAAGAACTGGAAACCATGAAGACCAAGCTTGGGGAGGCTAGAACAGCGGTCGAGAAACTGGCGAAGGAGCATGAACAGGCATCACTTCGGATCGTTTATGCACTACTTCAACAGCGCCTGGCGGTCGATGGGATCTCAGACGATGAATATGAAATGCTTATCAAAACCGGCGAAGCCTTCGGGATCCTGGATTCTCAATCCGCCGGTACAGCATTGACCATTGGGGATCTCACCACCCAATTTGAAAAAGGGCAATTGACCGTTGACCAGTATTACGAGACGGTTAGGGGGATCCTTGAACTGCCTGCCGACAAGGATTTTCACTACACCATTACTTATGACTACATATCGAGTGGTGGCTTGCCGACTCCGGATATGACCGTTTCGACCGGCCCCGGTGGTCAACAGGCTTATGCTGCGGGCGGGCAGCTGGGCGATCTATCCGTCGTGGGCGAGCAGGGCTGGGAAACGATCGTGCGCACGCGCGACGGCCGCTATATCGTCATCCCGCACGAGGCCAGTGTCTGGATGCAGGCTGCCGGCATGCTGAGCGGTGCACCTGGTTATGCCCTGGGCAATCTGCCGATGATGGACCAGGCGCTTGGCGGCGGATCGACCGGCAACCAGGCGACAGGCAAGATCCTCAAGTCCAACCAGGCCAGCGGGATGATCAAGCCCAACCGCAGCCCGGCGCAGCAGATCTTTGGCGGCACCGCCAGTGCCGCGGAGGTCATGGCGATGGAGACGGCCGGTACAACGGCAGCCGCCAGCGCGGTGGAGAACATGGCGCCGGTGGTCACCGGCGCGGTGCAGATGTTCCAGGCAGCCAGCGCGCAGATCTCGGCGGAGGTGGCCCGCCAGACACGCATTGCTGAAGAGGCCTCCCGCGCGCAGACCACCCTGCTGCGATCGATCCAGAGCGCCCTCGAAGGGC